AGACCTCGAGGACATTCGGAGCTGGGGGCGGCCGAAGTTCCAACCACAGAAGTCCTGCTCAGGAGAAACCGTACGTTTGGGGATCATTGGCCACTGAGCCGGGCGAAAACCGCGTGCCTTCTTCCAGGAACCATTCACGACCGAGTCGTCACCGAGGAAGCAAGCTGCAGTTTCCGGGGTCACGTCTAGAGAGGCGGCCGTCAACGCAGCGTTGCGATAGGTGTTCGCAAGCAACGTGAAGCGATCTCCGGAGGGTTGCATGATTGGATAAGCACCCCGGAACGTGCGACTGTTACAGCGGCGATGTCGGTAGGACTTGATGAACCCGGAAGGGGCGCCAGCTTGCTTGAACAACCAGCAGTCAAACTCCAGGAAAACCCGATCGCAACCCATGTCCCAACCCGTATAATCGTTCGCAGTATTGGCCAGATTGGTCCGCCAGTTGCGCTCGTACCAGACCAGTAGCTCGCTCGGGTCCATCTCCATGAACATCAGGACGTTGGGTCTCCGCCAGTCTGCCAATCTACGCTTGACAAGTTCGGCAATGGGGGCATCCGAAAACGTGTTACCAATGGGGGCTTCGGCAATGATCTGAGCATCCTTTTGGGAAGCGCCAGCAGCCTCAACCTTCTTTACCCACTGGGCCTTGACGAACAGACGGATGAAAAGCGGATCCTCATCAACCTCCCACTTAGCCACGCTGTTGAAGACGGACTTCATGGTGCGGCCGCTGAACCACGACTGGAAGGCTGACGCGGTGCAATCCTCCAACAGATCCTCATCAACCGGCAACGGCTCGGTGGGGACGTTGAAAAACTTGGCGAAACCGGCCTTGAGTTGGCGCAGACGATCCCGATCGACCTTATTAAGGCGTGGGCTGTCCCGGCGATCAGGGGCACGCTTATCCATGCTTCGGGCCTCGAGAACCGTGTCACGACGAGAATGGTGCTGCATGGAATCCGGGCCATCCGGGCGGAAGACATTGGTAGTGCCCTCATACCGACGGAAGCTGGACTCAGCATATGGGTCGTGAGCCTTGATGGGGA